TAGAAGAGAAAAGGAGCGTAGAACTTGAAAACACCGACCTCACCCAAATCTACATCCCCCCCTTACGCTGGAGCAAGTCTCCAGCACCCTGAGTGCCCTTGGTACTATGAAAAACACCACCTATCCTGGAACGATCTCCTCTCCCGTAAAAGGATGGGGTACAATATCTCCGACGATCTCAAGGTACATCTCGGCCTTAGACAACCTACCGAAAAAGAAGCAGAAATAGCCGACGAGTTCGGTACCTCAGTAGGCAACCCCGGTGAACCAACCATCGAGGTACTTGAGTTCTACATGAGGATTGTCCTACCTGCGGAGATTAAGCACTCAATCAGGGCGGCTAAGGTTAGCAAGCTCAAGGGAGCTGAGAAACAGAAGTTCATGGACGAGGAAGGATGGGAGGAAGAAGTTGTCGTTACCTACTTACCAAAAGCTAAAGAGATTATACGAATCGTACCACTTGACCGTGTACGTTCAGATGGGAAGAGGCCACATATTGATGGAAGGTATCACCGTATCCCCAGATCATTTTACGGAAGCGGGGTACCAGAAAGTCGCATGGGCCTCCAAGTTGCAATTAATAGCTTTTTCAACCAAATGGTTGATTACGGCACTTTACAGAATCTCCCGTGGGCGTTTTTCAGTCCTAACATCGTCGGGGATCTCCCTGAGCGAATGTTCCTTGAGCCTGGAGCCCTCATCCCCACATCTGACCCCGGTAGTGTCAACTTCCCAAGATTCCAAGGGGACGCAACTTTTTGGATCTCTGCCATCCAAATGATCCAAGCGTGGTTTGAGCGGTCCGAATCAGTTAGTGATTTTACAAGGGGTATCTCCCCAGATCGCCCCAATGCACCAGAAACGGCCCGTGCCACGCTTGCACTTATCGCCAACGCTCAACTAGCTTTTGACTGGAAGAGTGCTGAGATAGCTGAGTACCTAACAGAAGCAGTGAGGCACGTACATGAACTACACGTTCAGTACCTTGACGACGCAGTTGAGTTTGAGTTTTTCAATCGTGAGTCCAGAGCGTTTGACCGTAGAACAATACCTAAGTCAGTGTTTAAGGAGCCAGTGGAATTTCAATTTGTGCTCAATCCCTCTCGTCAATCAGAACAACAAGTCAACCAACTTCTATTCTCCCTTCTCAGTGAAGTTATCGTGCAAGCCGCTGGGGGCAACATACAAGTCTTAAGGCCAATGGCTAAGGACCTCTGGACTAGCCACGGCAAGGACAACTTCGATGACGTATGGCCCGAAGCTACCGCCCCGCAAATAGACACCACCACTGGGCAACCTGTAATAGACCCCAACACCGGCCAACCCATACAAGTAACCCAACCCGGCCAAGCTCCTTCTCAACCTTCCACAAACGGCCAATCGCCACCCTCTTTCACTGACCAGTTGGCTAAATCACTTGACCAACTTAGTGAGCGTGAGGGTGGTCCCTTCTTGACTGGTGAGGAGGAATCAGTAACAATACCTGAGAAGTAAGGGACAACAATGGCTAAGGACAGCAGCACTCCATTCGAGATCAAAACCGTCCACATCCCTGACCTTAAGGCGTACTTGGATAAAATGAACCTCCAAGGCTACGAAATCATCACTGTGGCTATAAACCACAACCTAGAACTAGCAACTGTGATTCACAAGTACAACCAGCAATATGAGCATGAGTTAGTATGAGGTAATGTAATGAACATAGGTGTAGCACTAATTATTTGGGCAGTTGTTTGGGGGTTAGGCCTTTATATGATTATACATTTTATTACTAAGTATTGGTGAGGTAGTATGATTAAACCCGTACCTATCAAAAGAGAAGTCACCAAGGACGTAGTTGAGACTCTTTCTCACGCCCTTAAGTTGGCAAAGTTAGGTGAGATAACTGGGATAGTTGGTGCGTTCAGACTTAAGAATGGAAACACTAGGAAGATCGTTAATGGAGTTTTCATTGAGGATATACCTAAGGCTATTGGGGAATTAGAAACCGTAAAAATGTGGCTTTTTGGTGAACTAGAACTGTACGATGTGCCCGATAAAGAAGAAGAGTTAGCTGAAATACAAAAAGAGGTACTTAAGGAGAATGAGTGACTTCTGGAAAGACTTTCGTGACTCTCTCACCCTCACCCCTGACGAAATTGGATATGTACGGGAACTCCTCACTAGCAAGGGTTGGCAAGTCCTCACTTACAAGGTATTCCCCAAACAAGAGTATGATCTCCTATCATCCTCCACAATACAGGGCGGTGAGAATACCGTAAATGGGAGTTTTTTAGCAGGTAAATATGCGGGACTTAGGTTATCTCAACAACTGGCGGAAAAAACGGGTCAGCCAGAACAAGAACAGCCCGAACCACAACGGACACGGGGAGAGGTTCACCGACGAGGACTTGCTGGGTCTAAACCTCTGTCGTAACTGTGGTGACCGGACAGCTACACCTGGCTACCAACGCTGCTGGTACTGTATTGAACACAACCTGTGATAATATTAACTTTGGAGGGTGTGGTGAAGCGAAATAGAGAGATTGCTTTGCTGTCCCTCGGCAATACCTTTATAAGGGGGAATTGAGTATGCCTGAACCAACACCGGGGGTAGGACCCAAAGCAGAACCAGGAAGTCCTCAACAGGACGGTAGGGGGGAAGCCGGTAAGAACCCAGTTGCACCAGGAACCGATGAACCTACGCCGAATCCACCCTCCGACCTCGCTACCCTAGAGGCTGCCAACGCCCAGTTAAAGGCCGATGCCGCTGCAAGTGCCCGCCAAGAACAAGCTAATCGAGTAGCCCTCCAGCAGCAGCAGGCAGCTTATGCTCAGTTGCAGGCTCAAGTAGCCAAAGATGAGAGCATAGAACAGCAAACCGACCTCCCCGGTATTAGCGACCACGCCAAGAATCTAAAAAAGGCTATGTTTGACGGTGATGAGGCAGGTATAGACACCGCCCTAAAAGGAGTTATAGCCGAGGCAAGTAAGGCAGGAGCGGCTGAAGCTCAGACTAATGCTAATAACGTAGCCCAAGAACAACAACGGCGCGCCACCGTCCAAGGCTACTTCTCCCCCTATGTTAAGCAGTTCAACAACGCTGAGGACCCAATCACCCAGCGTACCCTCCAGCTCTATACCCAACTACGCGACTCTGGCACTATGAGTTGGGTACCCAAGGACTCAGTGACTATACAAGTGTCACCGGGCTATAACGAGGAAGTCAACCTTCATATCCTCAAAGAAGCTCACCAGATGGCGATTATAGAGAACCCAGAAGCAGCCCCAGCTAAGGTCGAACCTGAGTACCTAGAGGCCAGCAATAGAGGGGGTGGAGGGCACCGGCAGTCTGCCCCAGCTGTTAATGCTCGTCAAATGCTAAACGATGGAGAGATTGCCACCGCCCTAGAGTATTGGGATGGTGATGCCAACGCTACAGAAGACGAGAAGCTGAAGGACTACTTTGAACACTTTTCCCCAGAGATCAAGGAAGCCCGTAAGCGCACGGGTGGGCCAGTGTCGGCAGTAGACCTTGTGGCTGCTGGGATGATGAGTAGAGAATGAGTCGTATACCTTTAGTCTACGATAACCCAGATCAGGGATTTGATGTAACTATAACTAGGCACGATAGTAAAGTTAGCATTGCTCTACCCCCCTTGAATAACGTACATATAGATAAAGCTATCAAGAGGGTAATAGGTCTTTTAGTCCTATTAGAGGATATGAGAGAGGAATATGTCAGCCCCACAACAAGACCTTGAAACCGATGAGGTAAACTGTGCTGCCTGTGGAGCTGGCAACTTCCCCCGTGAAAGGAGTTCAGGACATGAGTACCCCCAAAACGTCCATCAAGCGTTCAGTGGTGCAGCAACCCACGCAAATTCTGGAGATATTGTGGAACGGGAGGACATTGCAGATGTGGGCGGATGTTGGTGGTGTGGCTGCCCAGAATGGGATGCTGGGGGTAAGATTACTTGGGGGAAGTTCCGGCCAGGTCACAAGGACCGCCCCCGCTCACCCTACCGCAAAAGAAAAGCCTAACTGTTCACGAATAATGAACAGGGGTTGACAATGTACTACGACCTAAAAATTAGCTGGAGTTACGACGGTAGAGAAGGAACGATTATTGAAACCTTTGGTTACCCTGAATTTACCCGTGAGCAAGCTGAAGACACTATCCGCAATGCTGACTATTACTGGTACGAAGAGGGCAACGGAAGTTGTGACTGTAATAGATCTCGGATGATTAATATTGAGGAGATAGGTTGTGGTACCGACATTGAATTCCTATCAATAGAGGGCCTTTTAGATAGTATTAGAAATGAATAAGGGTTGACACTCTCCCCCCTCATAGTTTAGTATTCCCTCAGGACAGCATCTACGGATAAAGGGACACACTTCACCCAAGGGACACGGGACTAGGTAGAAGTGTGAACCGACAACTAAAGAACTACCAGCAAACTCGATTTGGCACTGGCAACGGTCAAGGCATAGGTTTTAGTCAACTTCCTACGTCTATTAGTGACCGTCGCTCCGTTATCGCCAAATCCTACCAACAGGCCAAACCCCTCACCATCACCAAACCAGGACGCCAACTAACCGGCGCATGGATGGACAAGTACATCGCCAACCGGGTGTCAGTGAACTTGTGTGATGTGTGTGCGAGGATTTATGGCCCTTGGCTTACTAGACCCAAATACGACTATCGACCCCAGACCTCTCAAGCCAAATTAGGTGACTGTGACGGTTGTGGTGGCACGGGTCATCCAGAACGGCTTATTTCTTATTACCCGTCTGAACACTACCAGGCGCGGAAACTTAAGCCAAACCCAAAACTAACTATAAAAGGAGTATTGTAATGGAATGGTCAGGATCACTAACTGGTGCAGCTAACCCGTTGGTGGGACGTTACTACATTGGTGACACACTCGTAGCCGGTCAGATTGTGGCATGGGCTGGAGATGGGGGTAATGCCTCGATTGGAGATCCAGTCTCGGTTAATGACGTTTTAGGTGGACTAGGGGTTAATCTCTCCGGGGCACTAACCTACTCAACTGTCATCGGGTCTGGTGGAGTCCTTGCCGAGATCACTTACGACCCATTGGCAATCATCAGGGGACGAGCCTCTGGTACTACTGCCGCTGGTGGAGCATGGACTATTGATGGAACCGATGGCAATGTCCTCACCCAAACGTCAGCTTCCGCCACCGTCCTTACCGCAGCTGGTGTAGGGACCTCAGAGTACGTTATTGGCTACCAAGTTGGACTCACCGGAGTCAATGCTGGTCATGTGCGGATTATCGACAGCCACAGTGACGGCGTATCTCAAACGGTAGACGATCCCTTTGACAATGTTGACGCAGTTAATGACACCTACATTCGTGTTGCTGCCCCATTTGTTAGAGGTATGGAGCTTGTAGCTACATCCTTTGATGAGTGGTCTGCTGGAGCCGTTGCAGGGGTAGACCTTCCCGATGTTGGCGAATTTGTTGTGGTTTCTGTTTGGTTTGGTGGACACCAGATCGACGGGGTTATTTCTCCCAACAGGACCCGTAACCTTCACGCCCTTATTGACTCAGTTACTAACCCTTCAGTGGACTACGAGTGCGCGTTTCTTGAGCATAGCTTCAGCAGCGTTTTAACCTAAGGAGAAATTATGGCCTCACCAGTTGCTAAAGGCGGTTTCCCAGATTCCCTAGATCCGGTATTCCGCAAGCAAGTACCAGAAAACTTTAACCGAACCAATGACCTCATTCCTATCCTCTTCTCTATGGAAGGATCAGATAGGGCTGAGGAACGCCTCACCTCCATCTCAGGACTGCCTAACTTCCCCCGATTCACAGGGGCGGTTACTTATCGCGGTCCTGACCAGGGATTCGACGTTACTGCCACCCATGTCAACTACGCAATGGGAGTGCAGATCAACCAAGAGCTTTGGGAAGATGACCAGCACGGGCAGATTAAGAAGATCTTTGCTGGCTTCGGTAGGGCTGCCTTCAACACCCGTCAGGTAGACGCGGCGTTGATGCTCAACCAAGCCTTTACCACCAGTATTGAGTTCTTCAATCACAGTGAAGGCGTATCACTCTGCAACAACTCTCATACCACCACGGTTAGCGGAGTCAGTACAGCAAGTGGCTTTGACAACCTCTCCACTGCCGGCCTCTCGGCAACGGCTCTTACTGCTGACCGCTTCACTTACCGTCTGTTCAAGGACTTCCAGGGCAACCCCATTGACGAAGTTCCTGATCTGATTATCGTCCCCGCAGAACTGGACGACGAAGCTCAACGGATTACCAAAACCGTAGTGGGTCTTGACACCGCCGCTGGTGATGTCAACGTCCAACACGGGCGGTACCAAGTTGTGAGTGCAGTGCGTCTTACTGATGCTAATAACTACTTTGTCATTAACAAGAGCCTTATGAAAGATTCCTTCGTCTGGTACGACAGGATTAAGTTCACCAGTGACCGGATGGAAGCGTTTGACACCTACAACTTCAAAGGTAGGGCAAGGATGCGTTACTCCTACTTGTGGCTTTTCTGGCAAGGAATTCTTGGACACCAGGTAGCATAAAGGAGGAATTGATGATTAAACACATTACACGGGTGGTACTAGCCGCCCTGCTTGTTTTTGCTACCACCCCTTATGTGGCTGGGCAAGGCCCGGTTCCTCCCAACAAGATTGACGGGTTGTTGTTCATGGCCCACAACTACGATTTCACCACTGGTGAGATTTTCTTTGTGGACGACAGCGGCTCCGATTCAGTCAATGGTGGGCGAGATCCTTCTGAACCATTCGCAACTACTGATTACGCCGTAGGCAGATGTGCTTTGGCAACTCAAGGTGGTGGGGCCTCTACTGGCTGCACCATTTATCTTATGCCTGGGCATGCGGAGAATCTTATCGCTGTCGATTCTGTTGATATTGATGTGGCTGGGATCAGCGTAATTGGTCTTGCAACAGGTAGTTTGCGTCCCACGTTTACGATGACGACAGCAATAGCGGGCGAATACAATGTCGATGCTGCTAATCACTATCTTGCCAACGTAATCTTCGTAGTAGACGTTGCTACCACAGCGGTAATTGAGCTGACGGCAAATGCTGATGGATTTCACGCAGATAACATTATGATTCGTGAAGGCGCTAACGAGCCTGCCATTATGATTGATATGGTAGGACAGGCGGACGATGTGTTGATTGAGAACAGTACGTTCTTGGTCCCCACCGCTGGTGACGGAGCGACTGGTATTGATCTCTCAGCTCTTACTCCTGCTCGCTTCACGTTCATCAACAATGTTGTCCGTGGCGATTTCAACGTCGCTGCTCTGCTTGGTTCAGGTGCCATCACCGACATGCTGATTGATGGCAATGTGTTTGAAAACGCCCTTGCTGGTCAGCTTGCTTTGGAGTTCAGTGGTGCAGCTTTAGGAATTATTAGCAACAACTTGCTGATCTCGTCTACTGCCCTCACCACTCTTGATGCTGGGTCGGCCAACCTCTTTAACAATTATTGGTCAGTGGGTATTGATAGGGCAAGTGTCCCCTTCCCAATTAACCAAGAGTTTTTTGCGGGTCTTGGGTATAGGGTCCAAAAAGTTGCTGATTACGCTGCTGATCCTGATGATCTGTTCAGCGTCACTGGTGTAATCTTGCTGACTTATATGGTTGGAGAAGTGACGACAGCCGTTGCTACTACCACAACCCTAACTATTGAGACTGACACCAACACTGAGCAACTGCACGCTGCTACCACGATCACTACTGATCCTGCTGGAACCCTTTATATTTTGCCGGGTGATCCAGGTAGTGTTCTGAACTGTGCTGCTGCTCCTGTTGTTGATCTTGCTGCGTGTGATGCAGTTGGTACTACGGCGATTGGGATTCATCCCTACGTCGTTGGTCTGACTGCCGGGACAACCGTAATTCGGGCACAGCTAAACGCGACAGCCACGGGGGGTCACTCTACCACCTGGACAATGTTCTACATTCCTATTTCAGCAAATGCGTCAGTTGTAGCCCTATAGTCGTGGTATAGTTATAGCGATAAGCCACGGGGGGTGGGATAGCCTGCCCCCCACTATAACTAACCAAGAGGTGATAATGGGACAACAAGTAACCACCCCTCCTAAGCAAGCCCCAGGTACAACCAAATGGCAACCCATGTCAGTAAGGCGCGGCTTAGTCAACAAGATCGACTCCCTCAAATCCCAACTAGACCCAGTAAGCAACCCAATCGGCCATAGTGCACTAGGGGCAGGTGAACTAGAAAAACACCACAAAGAACTAACCAAACTAGAACAGTCCCTAGAGCAGATGACCCCACCCCCAATCGAGAATGGTGCTGAACGCGCCAAGCTAGAAGCCCGAAGTAAGCAGATTGAAAACTGCATGAAGCACGGTAGCGGGGTCTACTCCATACCAGATATGCCCTCCAAAATGGAGATGAAAAACAACCCCGATGACTCCACCCGTCGCCACATGACCTGGGAGCAGCGGTGGAAGCACCAAAGCGTTACTGATGATGGTACCCTCATTGATCCTGAAGTCAAAGGCTACGGGCTCATTATGGAGTGGAAGGACCACCAGTACCGGCTCTACCAGGAGGACGACGAGAAGGGGTTGGCTCCTGGAGTAGGTTCAATAGAGAGATTTCGCCCTGACATCCAAGGCGTACCCCTATCCAAGGACCACACCAAACGATCCTTCTCCCTCTCTGGCAACCTCACCACCGAGGACTACGATAAGATATTCCCCGACCACACACCACTAAAGAGTGAGCTTCAGGCCGGGACCTACCACGAAAAATGCAAATGCGGCAAGAAGGTACTCAATAAGGCAGTACCCTACTGCATGGACCACATGAAGGACTTTGTATAATGGCACATCCCTACGTCTTCCAAGAAAATTTTGAAAGTGGGGACAATGGTAACTTCGACCAGAGTGATGTTGACGGTGGAGGGGCCTTGACCTTCCCCCACTGGCGTACTCTAGCTAAACAGGTGCCGAGAGCCCCAATGCCTTTTCGCGGTGCCTACATCCCTCAGATTGAATTATCTCTAGTGGATGGTAGTGGTGCTTATATGCTGGACAACACCTCATTCGACGCTGCCACCTCCACTACTCGCAGCATCAGGTTCAATTTTTATGTGTCCTCTGATCTTGTTATGGCAGCTTCAGACGACTTTGAGGTTATGGTGTTTCGGGCTGCTTCTGCAAACACGGTTACGGTGGCTGTTCGCAATAACGCCGGGACTATAGAGATTGGAGCTGGTCAAACAGTAGGCACTACCAGGACGACTGAGTTGACTCTGGGGGAGTGGCACACAGTAGAGCTGACGATGCTCCATGATGGGGATAGTGGTGCTGATGGAACGATTGCCTTCTTCCTGGACGGTAATCAGGTGGGGGCCACCCTCACTAGCTTGACCCAAGCCGCTGTTACTAACTTCAGACTAGGAGTTAACGCCATTGATGCTGGCACAACCGCAGGGAGGGTGTATTATGACCAGTTGGTGTACGACGATGCTAGGGTATTCCCCCACCGTAACCGCAAACCAGAAGTAATCACCATCACCGATAGCGAACACATATTCGTCGGTCCTGGGGTGATTGCCTCTGCTGCCCTAATGACCTCCGGCTCAAGTAACATCCTCTACCTTTACGACACCGACGTAGCCAACATTGACGACAACGAAAGTAGGGTAGTGGAGATTGACCTCGCCAAACACAACAGCGCAATCGGCCCCTGGTACTTCCAAAACGGGTGCTACGCCGAACTGACTGGTACCGATCCTAGGGGAACTGTGGTTATTGAGAAGGGGTTGCAATCAACTTGGAGGAGTAAGTTGTTTATCTATGAGAGCAGCAATTCCATGAGGACCTATGCAAACAGGAACTAAGGTACTGGGGTTAGTGGCTGTAATTGCGATTGTAGCAGTATTGTTGGTGTCCCCCACTAATTATGTCCAGTCCCAGGGGTATCCTGGGGGTGGTGAGGGGCCGACTAGGTTTGGGGATAAGACGATCACTGGCAACCTAACAGTTGGGGATGCCACCGAAGTAGACCAGATAATTATTCTTGACGGCAATGCCGTTAACTACCATGTGAGCATAGACGATTCGGCTGATTCTTTCATCATCGGTTTAGGTTCCACACCAGGGACCACAGAACGAATGACAATATCCTCTAGTGGGATAGTGTTCAATGAGGACACCGCCGACTTGGACTTTAGAATCGAATCTGATGATTCTGCCAATATGTTCGTTATCGATGGCAACAACAACTCGATAGGACTGTCAGGATCAATCAGTGCTTCAGCGGCTATCCAGATTAAGCCAGGTGAGGCGGTTAGATCTGTTGCATCTGGTGTGGGGGTGGGAATGAATTTCACTCTTGATACCATAATCGATGCCTCGGCTACTGATCCTATTGCTATTGCCGCAAATGTGTTTATTGGAATCCCTACCTTCAGCGATTCCACCAAGGTCTACACCACAGCCAGCAACCTCTACATCCAAGGTGCTGCTGCCGTAACTGGCGGGGCGAGTATCACTTTCCCTTATGCCCTCTACGTTGAAGCTGGTTTGTCTCGCTTGGATGGTGGTGTGGTTCGTGCCATACAAGCTGTTGTAATTGACTCTGTTACTACCTTTGCGATCACATCAGACCATATCACTTTAGCTTGTACTGGAGCCGAAACCGTCAACACGATTACTGGAGGTGAGGC